CCCTACGCCCTGAACGGTCACTACCACTATCCCGACTGTGAAGCAACACTCAACACAGACCCCAACTGCCACTGCGTAGGCAACATGGCAAAACAATGCTCAATTCTCGCAGAGGAATGTGGCAGGCTCATGCGAGTGAACCGACAACTAACAAAGCAGCTTGACAATGCCACCAATGCACGACGCCTCTGAGCGTCTATTTCAAGACGCTGTCGAGCAAATCGCCAAGATGAATTCGTGGCTCATCTTCCATGCATCCCCCAAAATGGTTAGACCGGGTGTGTGGCGTTCAGACGGCAAAGGATTCCCAGACCTTGTGTTAGCCCATCGCACTAGGGGTTTTATCATGGCAGAACTTAAATCCACCACTGGACGCCTCTCACATGATCAAATGATGTGGGGCGAGGCTCTGCTGGCGTCAGGCATAGAACATTATGTGTGGCGACCAAACCAGTTAGACCTCATCGCAGCACGACTAGGGAGGGAAGCCCAATGACACTTAAAGAGTTCAGCCAAACACAGTACGACGCAGACGACAACTGCAAACATGACGTGATCACATTCCTAGAGCGTGAATCAGGAGGCAAGTTCAAACTGACTGTCAATACCGACCTGTACGGCATAGACCTTGTAGGCGAATACAACGGCATCCCATGTGGCGTAGAAGTCGAGATAAAACACGGCTGGTCAGGTCATCATTTCCCATTCTCCTCAGTGCACATTGCAGCACGCAAGGTGAAGTTCATTGAATGCAAACCTTATGTGTTCTTTGTGATGCTCAACACTGAACGCACCGAAGCCCTTGTGGTAAGCCCAGACAGCCTGCAAGACATCACGCTTGTCAAGAAACCAACCATCCACACAGACACAGAATGGTTCATGAAAATACCTCTTCACCAGTTCAAGCAGTACCAACTATGAGCGCCAAATGGCTATGGGTTTATTACGGCTCGATACTGGTATGCGCTATTGTCGCTCTCAGGTGGTTCTGGAAAGAATAACCAAGACCCAACAATTGAGAGAACCATGGCCTCGTAGGGAATTGCACTCTGCAGGTGAAACACACGGAGACGTGGGTAGAGCAGTGCGCCCCATTACTTGTGATGACTTACTTGAATGGCCGTGGGGGTTAGCCACTGTGCAGCGTCCAAACGTCATAAATGCGAATGGTGTCCACTTCAACAATGTGTCCGGCAACCAAGGCAGACAAAGCCTGAACTGTGGGGAACACAAACCAGCAAACCCTCGGATGTAGCATGAGAGCAAGCCCCCCTGGGGGGGTGCGCTAGTGGGGGGAAACACACACAATGCCCAAGAGAACATCCAATCCCGAATATAGAAAACGAAGAGCCGAAGTGCTCGAAGGCAACCCACTGTGCCATTGGTGCAAGAAAGCCCCTGCCACGGAAGCCGATCATGTACTGCCCTACGACCTAGTCGGAGACGACACACCCATAGTCGCCAGCTGCAAACCATGCAACGCACAACGAGGGGCAATTTACCTAGCACAAAAGAAAGCCCATGTCCAGCACCAACGCAACGAAGCCCTAGGACTGCAAGACGGACGCTCAACGCCAAAACCAAAAACAACGGAAAGTTTTTTGAAAAAAGAAAAAACCAAGCCCCCGTCCCCTTCTTTGCTCTTATCTGAAACAAACCAAACCAGTTCAGGTGGTTTCAGTTTGGCTGCGTCTGAGTCGCCTGAGTTTGGCCGTGTTCAGCCACGGTTGGAATCTGTGGTTTCTGGAAGTGGCTCTTATGGTGACTTGGTTGCAGGCTGGTCTGAGCGAGTGCTCAACAAAACTTTGTTTGGGTGGCAACGTCAAGCGTTGAATGGCCAGTTGACTCATGATGACAATGGTGATTTGGTGCATCGTGAGTCGCTTGTTTCTACGGCTCGTCAGAACGGCAAGTCCGTTGCGCTCACGGCGCTTATTGGCTGGTGGCTTACAGACTTTGCTGCGATGCGTGGCAAACCGATGAGGGTTCTTTCTACGGCTAACAAACTCGACAGGGCTGTTGCCATCTTCAATGAACTTGCCCCGGTACTAGAGGCGCATTACGACGCCAAAGTCACTTGGTCTTATGGGCGCAACAAAGTCGAGATAGGCAATTGTGTGTGGGAGGTTCGTGCTGCGACACCTCATTTGCATGGTGGAACTTACGATTTGATTATTGTTGACGAAGTTTGGAATGTCACTGAGGAAGTTTATTTTGACGCTTTACGGCCGTCTCAAATTGCTGTGAAATCACCGTTGCTTTCTTCATGGTCAACCAGTGGCGACGAAGGTTCAAAGACAATGCAACGTCTTAGGGAGCAGGCGCTAGGGGCAATTGACAAGCACCGTCAGACACGTCTTTATTTTGCCGAATGGTCATTGCCAGATGTTGACCCGAACGACGATTCCTATTGGCGTTGGGCAAACCCAGCGTTGGGCGAAACCATCACCCTTGACGCACTTCATGCAGCTGCAGAATCTCCCGATCGTGCAGCGTTCCTCCGTGCGCACCTAAATCTGTGGGTCTCTTCGGCTGACGCATGGCTACAACCTGGCGTCTGGGAAAAACTGAAGACCGAGCAGGAATGCCCTGCCGGTGGCGTGTTGGCTGTGGATTGTTCTGTGGATAGTTCCAAGTATGTGGGGATTCGTTGTGGACTAACTGAGGAACAAACGATTGTGGCCACAGTCGAGTTCTCTACCGAGTCCATGAAGGAGATGTGGCTACAGATTGAGAAGGCTATGGAGGCAGACCCGAAACTGCGTCTGGTCATCTCGCCAACTCTTGACGTGCACACCCCCGAAAAGTTAGAACGCAGGCGCACCACTTTTGGCTACGCCGAAATCCTAAAACTGACAGCCCTCACTAGATCGCTAATTTTGGAGCATCGGGTTTTGCACCGTGGCGAAGAACTACTAGCAAGCCATGTCAACAGGGCTGTGCTTGCTAGGGCTAACGGCCAAGTGGTTATCTCTTCCCAGCGTTCACCTGGGCCTATCGAAGCAGCCCGACTTTTAGTGGTCGCTGCAGCGATGGTCTCACGCCCAATAAATACTGGCAAGGCTGCAATGGCTTTCCGTAGATAGTTGCATTTGCAACAATTGTGTGTAAGACTCCGAGCGTGGGTCTTTTCTCTCGCAAAATCCGAGCCGAATTCGCCAGTGCGCCTATCAAGGCTGCTGCTGGTGTCGGCTCGTCCGGAATTCCACCGTTTTACTCATGGAGCAGTGGCACAGTTGAGACACTGGCGTTGTCACTGCCCACTGTTTCACGCTCTTATGATCTAATGGCTTCAACCATTGGAAGCCTCGAATTCAGGCAGTGCACAAAGCAGTGGACAGGCGAAAAATACGAAAAGATTTATGTGCCAAACGAAACGTGGATGGAACGCCCAGACCCAAATGTGCCACGCCAGTTTATGCTTGCAAACACATTCAAAGATTTGTGGTTTTACGGTCGAGCCTTTTGGTATGTAACTAGCCGTAACGCTGGCGACGGACGACCAATGTCTTTTCGTTGGCTGCCAGCTGCAAACATTCAAACCCCTGACGAAGTAGGCCCACAGTATTTTGGGATGACCGATGACATTCAGTTCAACGGCGTTCCACTTGACGCTTCAAATGTGATCACATTCTTGTCACCAACGACTGGCCTTATTTTCACAGGTAGCAGAGCGTTCAACATTGGTTATCACCTAGACCAAGCAGCCGACCGATACGCAACTATTGAAACAGTGCCTGGCTATCTTCAGCAAACTTCTGCTGGCGAAACTATGTCGGGTGAAGAGTTAGGCGACCTTGCTTCGTCTTGGGCGCAGGCTCGCCGTGATGGAAACGTCATCGGCGCACTCAATAACTTTGTCGAGTTTGTCGAGTTTGACAAAGACCCGATGAGTGTCAACAGCGAACAACGCCAGTATCAAGCGTTAGACCTTTCGAGGCTCTGTAGCGTCCCTGCGTATCTCGTTTCGGCACCCACCCCCGGTGCTTCAATGACCTATCAGAACGCACAGCAGGCTCGTCAAGACCTTTGGTTGTTTGGTGCACAGATGTATGCCAC